GATAGCCGCACAGAGTCTCTCCTTTGGAATATAGTCGATAGCAGAAACGAAGCACATCTTAGACTGCTTAAGTTTCTAGGCTTCAAGTTTTTACGTAAGTTAAAACATGGGCCAAACAATATAACATTTATAGAATTTTGCCGTGTGCGTAGATGCTAATGCCGGTGCTCGTTTTGCTGCAAAGCAACGACACCTAGATAAGACTTTTAAATTTAAGTCACAGAGTTTACAGTATTGGAACAGAGAGACTGAACTCAAAAGAGACAAAAATAGAATAGCTAGAGGGTACAGCATAGGTATCAGTAATGACTATGCTAGAGCCCTAGAAAAACAGGGAGCTGCTTTTAAGTCTGCTGAAACAGCATACAAGAAGTATATCTCTAATAAAGCAAGAGGTAGATCTTTCCAAGGCGGTAGAACTAAGGCTTCACAAAGAGGTCAGTTACTACAACTACTAGCAGCTAAGGGAGGTCTAGAAAATAGAATAAAGAAAGAGTTTGGCCGCAACATGGATGCTAGATACAGAAAGCGTCTGATGCAGATGCAAGTACAACAGGTAGCAGCTAGACAGAAGTTAGGCAACAGACCAGAGTTTGGTGCTCCAGTTCTAATGCCACCAAAAGATTACCTAAGCACAATTATCAATGCTGGTATATCTATAGGTTCATCTTTCGTAGGAGCTAAGTTTGGATAATGAGTAGTTCTTATTTTGAAACAGTCGGTCGTCAATCGGGCATGACCCCACAGGTTGACGACAAACTAGCCTTTGCTGACACAGAGGGTAGTCAAGTCAAGAATGTAGGAGAGCAGGCTAAAACAGCAGAAAAAGATTATTCTGAACTTATACAGGCAAGAATTAATAACTTCAATGCTCAACACAGTAGGGACATGAAGACTCTGGGTAATCTTATCGAGTTTATTCCTACAGCTAAAAAAGGTATAGAAAAAATACAAGACATGAATGACGAGATTGCAGACTATAAACGTTTGCAATCAGTTGGTGAATCCTTATTAGAGGATAGTAGTTTAGAAACAGAAGACGGTATACTAAACGTAGATCTATATGGAGAAGCTGGTCAGTTAGAAGTAGAAGGAGCTCCAAGGTTCATATCACGTATGACACTTACAGCTGCTAACAGTCAAGCTGGTGCTAATGATAGACAGATTGCTAACAGACTAGCTACTAATGTACCCGGATATTTTAGTCAGGGTATAGGCGACATACGTTTACCTAGTGAAGATGGGCCACTATCTTGGAATGAAATACTAGATCCAGAACAGGCAAATCAGTTTCTAGATATAAATTCTGCTATGATTATAGCAACTGCTAGAGATGCAAACCCAACTATAAGTGATCGTGTTCTACGTAAACATCTGATGCCTAAGATAAATGCACATAGAAAGGTATTACTACAAAGATGGGAACAGACACAAGAGTCTGCGTTTAGAGCGTCACTAAAAACAACAGAACAGCTACAGATATGGGACTCAGCTAACAACCCAACAACCGCACTAAGCGGTGCATTTGGGCCAACAGGTTATATACAGCGTAAAGCCGCATACTACAACAAGTTGTCACCCGGGGCTGGTATGAAGATAGCGAAAAACGAATGGACTGAGAACATGGAGACTGGCATACTGTCGGGATATGTGTTACCAGATCAGGTTGATGCTATACTTACAACACCATTCAAGGCTAAGGATGGTAGTTCTACCACATTTGAAAAGCTAGACCCTACTAATGCTAACAAGCTTAGATCTGCTGTAGCTAAGTTTGAAGCTGGCGAAGCAGAAGCTGTACAAGAAAGAATCGAGGCAGAAGAGAAAAAGTTTGTCTTTGAGTATATAACAAACTATGAAGGGCCAAAAGACGAAGACTATATTAAGAATGTAACTAAAGCTTGGAGAACAAACTTTAACAATACTAAGTATCCAGAAGAACTAAAAAACTTATATACCGCAGGGTTTGAAGATGAGCTTGCAAAAGTAGAAAGACTAGAGTATATAGCTAGTCAGGGTGGCACAGTTACTAATGAAGACATATCTACAATAATAAACCCCGATCTACAAGTAAGAGCACAGAAGGCTGTAAATAGAGCAACTCTTGAAAGCGTACCAGATGATATAGAAAAAGAAGCCAAGAAGCTTATCAAAGCAAACGTGGCTCAACATACCTTTGAGAATGATCTAAGTAAAGCTACTACACCTAAGTTTGTAGCAATAGAAAGACAAGCCTACAAAGGTTTTAGAGCAAAGTTTGCAGAACTAAAAGGTAATGGTGCATCTGATTCAACAGCTCAGTCTGGTGCAGAAGACTTTGTTATTAAACAAATTATAGCAAACAAGTTTAACGAGTTACCTGAGTACTCTCCAGCTAACGCAGCTGGTAAAGCTATCAATACATTTAAAACAGCATCAATAGTACAACCTGATATTATCAGTAGTAATACAGCGATTGCTGGTGAAAAGCCATATTTAGATGCAGCAGAAGCATACTTTAAGTCAGACTTTAAAATAGGTAGCTTACCAGAATACTATACGCTAGCAGCTACACAGTATAAAAACTTAGATCCACATGATCTAGCAAGAATTAGACTAGAGAGCACAGGTAGATTACCTAAAAAAGCTAAGTCAGAATACGAAGAAGTAGACGACTCTAAGCTACTTACACATAACAATACATCATCTAAAACACTACGAGCAGCTTTTACCGGCTCAAACATGAGCTATGTACTAAACAGAGTAGTTAATCCTAAGACAAGATCTAATGGTGGATATAATGCTGTAAAGAAAAACGGTAAGTATGTTAAGCTACAAAAACCTTTGAAAGATCACACTATTGCAGAGGTCTTAGCACTATACAATATGGGCTTTGATAACTTCGGTATGTATGATTTTACAGGTGCAGGCTTACTATCAGTGCTACAGGCACGGACTATGCCCTTTGAACTAACAGATAAGTTTGATGAACAGATACAATCTGCTCTTATAGTTGGTAGACTTAGACAAAAGATTGCACTAGGTAAGGTATTAAACGGCGACCCTACATTTAGAAGACAGGTTAATATACCAAAAGCTGACATGGATCAATTCATGCAGATAGTAGGATTCTTACCACCAATGAATCAACTAGACAATTTACTTCCAGCAGTTGCTAAGGCACTTGTGGATGACAAACTAAAATAAATCATGGCAGAAGAAAGAGACTATGAACTCGACCCGTTAGCGGTTGAACAGTCTGCACAGCTTATCAACGAATTTGGTAATGAGCTGAAGAGACAACAGGCTACGGCTGAAGCTAAACAAGTAGATGATGAAACTGAAAGACAGGCACTACTAGAACAGGATGATCCTAGAAACGCTGAAAAGTGGGGTATCAGAGCAGTAGCAAAAGAGCTACAGTCTGCTATTACTGGTGGTACACAAGACACAGCATCTTCTATAACAACATTTCCAGAGCGTACGATAGATGCACTCTCTGGCGAAATGGCAAAAGAAAGAGAAGAAAAAGGTTACTATGCACCTGACTGGCAACCATTCAATAGCTACGAAGATCCTATTATTACTAAAACATGGTGGGGTAAGTTAGCACGTGGTACAGTACACTTCGGTACAATGGCTCTAGGTACAGTTCTAGCAGCCAAAGGACTTGCAGCAACAGGTATACCGATGCTTGCTGGTGGTGCTACAGCATTACTAAAAGCTGGTAGTATACGTAGAGCAGCCGGTATCGGTGCTTTGTCTGACCTTATATCTAAAGAGTCAGACGGACACAACGCTCTAGGTGCTCTTACGAAACACTATGGCTGGGCAGATACACCACTAACTACAAAAGACACAGACCATCCTATAATGATGAAAGTAAAAAACATCATAGAAGGTATGGGTATAGGACTTGTAGCTGATGGTGCGTTTTTCTTGGTAGGTAAGGGTAGTACTAAGGTACGTAACCAGATACGAGCACGTAATGACAGTGTAGAAAAACAGACAATCGAAGCTGGACTAGCACAGATACGTAAAGGAGAAGAGCAGTTTCGAGCAGATAAAAATGCACCGATAGCTGACAGGCATCAAGGAGCACATATATCAGAAGTAAACGCAGAAGACGCACGTATGCAGCTTGAGCGTACACGTACAGAGTGGGGATCAGAAGATGGCTCAACCGGGTCAGTTACTACACCACTAGAACGTGAGCGTATAGCTCGAGAAGGTGCTACATCAGATGATGTTGTCGAAAGTGTTATGCGTAAACTGATGAGTACTGAAAAGTTTGCAAAAGAACTAGATGCTGTAAAAGGCAACAGACAGGCTTTGGTTGATAAATACAGATATGCGATAGATATGCACCAAGAGATAGTCAATGGTAGAAATGCCAAAGAACTATCTGCTGAAGAATATCTTGGAAGACTATTTGAAGAGACTAACACAGTCAATGGACAAGAAATTTGGACAGCACGTAACGTAGTTGCTGCTGACCTTGTTATAGGTTCATTGTTAAAACAGCTTAGAGATACAGGTATAGCTGGTAGAGAGATTATGGACTTTGTGTCTGTAGATGACATAGATGGCCCAGCTAAACAGATTGTAGATACTATGCTTACTGCGTTAGAGCAAACAAAAAGAACAAGATTAATACTATCTGATGAGTTTAAGGGTCTAGATGCTAGATCTATGAAAGAAGCTATAGATACTGCTGTTAAGAAAGAAATGGTAGATACAAAAGAATCTATCATGACTATGCTTAAAATAGCTGGAGATGATGCTGACGATAACTTACTAAATGGATTGTTTGAAGCGTTCTCTATGATGAAAGAGATACACAATCTAGAAGACTTTGATAACTGGGCAAGAACAGTATTGTTAGGTGGTAAACTAGATCCTAATGCAGCTGACCGCACAGGAGCTTTACTTAGAAGTTTACAAGAAACAATGAGTCACAGTATACTAAGTGGCCCTAAAACACCAATGCGAGCAATGATGGGTACATCTGCTGCAACAATGCTTAGACCTTTGTCTACACTTATTGGTGCTACGATGCGCTACCCATTTAATGGTGATGCAGCTACAATACGTGCGTCCCTAGCTTCTATCAATGCTATGAACGAAGCTATACCAGAGGCATTTGAGTTATTCTACAGACGACTTAATTCTTACTGGACTGGAGAAATGTCTACTATTAAGACACGTTACGCAGAGTTTACTAAGAATGATGACAACTGGGAGATATTACGTAGATGGGCAGAAGATAGTGGTAGAGCTAACTATGGAGATCGTGCAGTATTTGCTTTAACAAATATGGTGCGTAGTATAAACAATATAAACTTATTTACATACTCTACAAAACTTATGGCAGCAACTGACGACATGTTTGCCTTCCTACTTGGTCGTGCTAAGATGCGTGAGAAAGCTATGCGTAGAGTATTAGATTTACAGAGTGACGGTATCAAGCTACCTGAGATAACACCTCAACTTATGAAGGCTTATCAGGATGACTTTTATAGTCAAGTATTTGATGCAAACGGCAATATTATAGACGAAGCTGCTGAGTTTGCACGTAAAGAAGTTACACTAACACAACCACTTACAGGACTAGCTAAGGGACTTGGTGATATAATGTCAGCTAATCCTTTGACAAGACCATTCTTCTTGTTTGCTAGAACAGGTGTAAACGGTCTAAAACTTACAGGTAAGCATACACCGGGTTTTAACTTCTTAGTCAAAGAGTTTAACGATATAGCTTTTGCTAATCCTAAGAACCTAGACAGCGTAAACCAGTATGGTATATTTACACCAGAAGAACTAGCTAACGCACAGGCATTACAGACAGGTCGATTAGCGATAGGCTCTGCTGTAACATTTATGGCTATAAACGCTTGGATGAACGGTAAACTTACAGGTAACGGCCCTGCTGACAGACAGAAACGTCAAGGTTGGATAGATGCTGGTTACATACCAAGAAGCATAGAACTAGCTGGCATACGTGTAGGCTACGATTCTATCGAACCATTTAACCTTATAATGTCTACAATCGCTGACATAGGTGATGCAAGTGAACTTATGGGTGAAGAGTGGACAGAAAGAGAACTACAGAAAGTATCCTTGGTCATAGCACAAGCTATAGCTGGTAAGTCATATTTAGCTGGACTACAATCTTTTACTGACTTGTTTGCTGGTAGACCCGGCCAAGCTGAAAGAATTGTAGCTAACTTAATGAACAATCAGATACCTTTAGCTGGTTTACGTAACGAGCTAGGTAAACTTTTTGTGCCGTATATGCGTGAAATTGGGTCTGGTATTGACCAGTCTATACGTAACCGTAACTTATTGTTTGAAATGCTACCCGGCGAAGACTTACCTATAAAGTATGACATGCTTAATGGTCAGCCTATCAAGCCATATGATTTCTATACTAGACTATATAATTCAATTAGTCCTATACCACTAAATTTAGCTGTAACACCCGGTAGACAGTTCTTATTTGAGAGTGGTTACGACTTACGTCTATCAACATATTATGCACCAGATGGTACTAATCTAACTGACCATCCTACAATTAGATCACGTTTTATGAAAGCTATAGGCGATCAGAACTTAGAGCGTCAGCTTGATAAACTATCACAAAATGAAAAAGCACAGCTGTCTATGAAACAGATGTACAAAGATATACGTGATGGTAAACGTGCTCAGTATGATGCAAGAAACTACTGGCATAATGGTAAGATAGATCAGCTATTTCAGAAAGCGAGAAAAAAAGCATGGGCAAGTATAATGTCTGATCGAGAAGTAGCGGCATTAATAAAAGAACAAAGAGATGCAAAACTTGACAAGGTTCTCAAACTTAGAGACACTACAAACATCCTCAACATATACAAATAAATGGCAACAACATTCATAGATTATACTGGGGATGGGAACGCTTCTAAATCGTTTTCTTTCCCTTCTATACAAGAGTCTGACGTAAAAGTTGATGTAGATGGTGTCATCAAATCATCAGGTACACACTACAATATTACAGGCTACACTACTACAGGTGGTGGTGTGGTAGTCTTTACATCAGGCAATATACCAGCTAGCCCAGCAGCTATACGTATCTTTCGTGATACAGACGTAGATAGTGCAAAGGCTACATATACGGCAGGGTCATCAGTCAAGGCAGCTGACCTTAACGCCAACCATGAGCAGTTACTGTTTGCTGCACAAGAAGAGCAAAATCAAACAGTATTAACAAGCGATATAAAAGACGGTGCTGTCACTACAGTTAAGATAGCTGATAGCAATGTAACAACAGCAAAAATAGCAGACGCAAATGTTACAACAGCTAAATTAGCAAACAATGCAGTAAGCACAGGTAAGTTAGCAGATGACTCAGTAACAGCTGCTAAGATTGCAGATGACCAAATAAATTCAGAGCACTATGTAGACGGCAGTATAGATACAGCTCACATAGCAGACTCACAAATTACCACAGCTAAGATAGCAGACGCTAATGTTACAACAGCAAAGATAGCTGACAACGCTGTAACAATGGCAAAGCTAGCTGGAGGCACATTACCTACAGATATAACAGTTGCTAGTGCTAACATTACAGATCTTACAATCGCTACAGCTGATATTGCAGCAGATGCAGTGACTACAGCTAAAATTGCAGATGCAGAACTCAAGACTCTTGCAGGCATGCAGGCTGGCACAGCATCAAAACTTGCTGATAGTACAGCCCTTACAGCAGACATAGCCGACCTTAACCAGATTGATGGTATGGCAAAGCAGACTACAATTACAGATGATGACACTAAGTTTCCAACCTCTGGTGCTATTGTTGACTATGTAGCTGCACAGCTAGAACCATTTGGTGGCTTTGAAGCTATAGCTAATGAGGTATCATTTCCTAACACACAACCAGCATCTGGTGTTGCTATTTCTATAGCAGACGCAGCTGGTATAGTTGTAAACAGCAGTGGTGTAAGTACAACAGGTCGTACACTTAATGGCACAACTGTTACAATAAACAACATACCTTCTAACTTTCACAGTTCTACTGTAGCTACAGGTATACGTTTTATCGTAACATCTACTGGCTCTAGTCAGACATACAACTATCACAAAGCTACACTTCCAGAAAGCGACCTAGTTGGTCTTAGTGGAGACATCAATGATTTCAACGAAAGATATAGAGTTGGCTCGACGAATCCTACAAGTAGTAACGATAGTGGTGATTTATTCTTTAATACAAGCACAGGTAAGTTACTTGTATATAACGGAACTACAAGTGCGTGGGAAGTAACCCAATCAGTTGGTAACTTTTTTATAAACACATTATCTAGTTCATCTAGCACAGGAGGAGGAAGTGCAACATTTAATGGCTCAGCCTATAGATTTACTCTTAGCAACGCAGGCAGTTTTGCACAGCAACACATTGTTAGCATCAATGGAGTCGTTCAGAAACCTAACAGTGGATCCAGCCAACCAAGTGAGGGTTTCGCAATTTCTGGTGCTGATATTATATTTTCTGCCGCCCCTGCTAGCGGTGCTGATTTTTTCATCATCACGCTCGGGTCAACAGTAAGTATTGGTACACCAAGTAACAACACAGTTACAACAGGCATACTACAGAACGGATCAGTTACAACTGCAAAGATTGTAGACGCTAATGTTACAACTGCAAAGATTACAGATGCAAACGTAACGACAGCTAAGATTGCAGATGATGCAGTTACTGCACCTAAGATAGCAGACGGACAAGTTACTACAGCTAAAATTGGTGCTAATCAAGTAACTTCAGCTAAAATAGCTCCTGCTAATGTGACTACCACTCAAATTGCAGATGATGCAGTGACTGCTGCAAAGCTCGCTGACACGTCTGTAACTGCTGGTAGCTATGGTTCTGCCACAGCCATCCCAGCGATTACTGTAGACGCTCAGGGACGTATTACAGCGGCATCTACAAACTCTATCAACACTTCTACTATACCAGTAGCAGATGAGTCATCAGACACAACTTGTTTTCCTGTATTTGTTACAGCAGCTACAGGCGACCAAGCACCAAAGACTGGTAGTAATCTAACCTTTAACTCTGCAACAGGAGCTCTAGGTGCGACATCCTATACAGGTGACGGTAGTAGTCTTACAGGTGTAGCATCAACAGTAGCTGACGGATGTATCTATGAAAACTCACAGACTATATCTAACAACTACACAATAACCACAAACAAGAACGCTATGAGTGCAGGGCCGATCACGGTAGCAAGTGGTGCAACATTAACAATACCTTCGGGTAGTACATATACAATAGTTTAATATGGCAATACAAATAAATGGTAATGGTACTATCACAGGTATATCCTCTGGTGGTTTACCAGCTGGCTCCGTAACGTCAGCAACATTAGCTGATGGTGCAGCAACACAAGCTAAAAGAACATATGCAACTGGTGAAATAGTACAGATTAAATATCAAGTTCAAGGTACTAATGATTTTGGTATGAACTCAACAAATGAAACAGATGTTTCAGGTATGACAATAGATTTTGCATTATCAGACGCTTCTAATAATATTTTAGTTGAATTTACTTATGCTCCGTACATGGGTGGTGCTGGTGGATCTCAGTATAAAATAAGAGCCTATAGAGATAGCACTCAATTATATCAAAACGCTCAAGGATTTTATAGAACAAATGATGATTTTAAATCTGCTCCAAGTGTTTTTAGATTTCTAGATACTGGGGTTTCTGATACTAATTCTCATACGTATAAAATGACAGCACAAAGAACAGCCGGAGATGATGGTCTCGCTGTTTACGCAGAAAGCGGTTTACAAACAAACTGTGTTACTTGCATGGAGATTAAGGCATGACAATAAAATTAAACGGTTCAACAGCTGGTTCAGTGTCTTTAGACGCACCAGCTTC